GAGGATCTAAAAAAGATGAGAGTAGACATGAGGAAGATTGCTGATTCAATCAAGGATCAGAAGTAAGCATGGGCAGGCAAGGTGCTGAGATGTCGCCAAGGGTTTCGATACCATGTTATTCCCTTTATTGCTATTCTCAGCTAAGTGAATTGAATGGCGGATAGATAATTCAGCCAAAGTAGTTAGTAATAACTAAGGGGGTGCAAATCCTCTCCCTGCCCACAAATAAAAATGAAGGAAACTTTTAGTTTTGTTAAGAGAATTTTTAAGAACGATATCGGGCAACCGTTGGAGTTGACTCCAAGCCAGTGCAAGCTTTTCGAGTTAGTGTATGGCAAGATATATCCGAGAAACCATTTCATGACGTTCACGCGTTATGGGAAGTCGCTGGTTGTTGCTCTGGCCGCCCTGGCCCGGGTGACCACGTATCCTGAGAAGTGGGCGATCGTTGCGCCGACCAAAGAAAAGGCAGGGATCATAATGGGTTATATAATTCAGCACGTGTTTGACAATCCTTATTTCATAGGAGGATTAGAGATCAGGGAGGGAGAGAGCCTCGAGAGATTAAGAAGGGAACGGAGTAAGAACAGACTGACATTCAAAGTTGAGGAGGGTTATGGAGAGATATTCACTTGCTCGGCAGAGGCAACAAGGACAACGAACCCAGAGAAAGCATTGATGGGATTCGGCGCTCCGAATGTTATCGAGGATGAGTCGGCTTTAATTCCTAATACTATTCATTCCACTGCAATGAGGATGCTTGGAGATCAGCCCGACAACTTTCTGGTCAAGATTGGCAATCCATTCAAAAGGAATCATTTCTTAAGAAGTTTCAGGGATGATAAGTATCACAAGTTCACAGCAGATTATCATTTGGGACTCGAGGAGGGACGAATCACGCCAGAGTTCATTGAAGAGATGAAGCAGGAAGCCATGTTTGATATTCTTTATGAGTGCCAGTTTCCAGACGCAGATGCGGTGGACACGCAGGGATACATGCCATTGATTAGTGAGAAGCAGTTGGACTTCGCACGTCGGGATGATATTGAATTGTTTGGAGAGCTGAGACTCGGCGTTGACGTGGCGGGAGGAGGCAGAGATAAGTCAGTAATCGTATTGAGGGGTGATAATGGAGCCAAGGTGGCATACAAGCTGCACACGCCTGATACAATGGCACTTGTCGGTGAAGTTCTGCGGGTTATGGATCAATATAAAATAAAAAAGAGCAATGTGTTCGTGGACGTTATCGGAATCGGCAAGGGAGTGTATGATCGAATGAACGAGCAGAGGGACGGGATCACTGCTGTCACAGCAGGAGCCACGCCAGATGGAAAGGACGAGAGGTTCATTAATTTAAAAGCTCAGATGTTTTGGAGGACAGCCGAGTGGATCAAAGGAGGAGGAAGTCTTGTCGGGGACTTCGAACAATTGTTGGACATAAAATATAAAGTTCAGTCAGACAAGAAGATTAAAATTAAAAGCAAGGAGGACTTGGCTCGGGAGGGTATTCTATCTCCCGACGTGGCAGACGCATTGGCCATGACCTTTGCCCGGGAGAGGACATCGATCAAGAAGCCGTATAGACAGAAGCCATACGAACCTCTCAGCTCTTACGAGGGTAAGTAAATTTTTAAATAAAAAGATGAAGAAAATAAAAATAGAACTCACAGAGGAAGACGCTGAGATTTTCAAATGGTTTAGGAGATATCAATCTATATGGGAGCAGGCGAGGAAGCTCAGGCCCGGGAGATTGGTTTTACATTTTAATAATAAGAACGAGATTAAACACAAGGAGTTTCACTTTTATAACGATAGGGGTTGACAGACTTTATTGATAGAACTATAATTAATTAATCGGTACGCTCGTACTGGTTGTTTATCGCTCTACCTCACAAAGGCGAGCGATTATGAGAGCTGATTTTTGTAATAGAATTGGATCTCATAATTGCTCGCTTTTTTATATGCCAAAAATTACTACTACATTCGCAGACAAATTGACCACCATTGCTCTTAAGCAATTTCGAGCTGGTTTTGATTTTAAGAAATCCCGCATGGAAGAGATTAGAAAGAATGAGGAGTTTTATTATGGCAGAAACATTAAAGTGCCGAAGGGAAGGTTCGGAGTTCCTTTGCCGACCATGTCCGGGTTTGTGGATACTCTGATGTCGAAGATTGATGATCCTCCAACCATTAAATATGGATACACCGACATGGCTGATTTGAAGATTGCCCAGAAGGTTACGGCCGCCTGGGCGAAGGACAGCTCATCGGTGAAGGGTAAATGGAATCAAAAGGATAGGTGGGCGAAGAAGCAAGCATGCTTTTCGGGCAGGGCTACATTTAAATATTTTGCAGAGTCAGATCCTCGTTATCGATCCGTCTTAGAGGTGGTAGATTACGAGGATTTTGTTTGTGAGCCGGCCGGTGGAGGAAATTTGGAAGAGCATTTATTCTTGGGTCAGGACAACATTTTCAAAACAAAGGATAATTTAGAAAGCGGGGAGCAGTATAGTAAAGAGCAGGTCACGAAGCTTATTGCGGCCACAGGAGACAAAGACTTTAAAAAGAATGAGAACCTTTGGAAAGGAAAGGAGAAGAGGTATCAGTTACTTGGGCTGGACATAGGAAACAACACTTATGTCGGCCAGTCAATTTTCAAGTTGATTGAGTGGGGAATGGAATATGAAGGCAAGAGATATTATCTTTTATTCGATTACATTACTGGTACTTGGGTAAGGTGTGAGGAGTTGGTAGATGTATTCGAGTCGGAACTGTGGCCCTGGGCCTCATGGGCTACGCACGAGGATGCATTCGTGTTCTGGACGAAGGCGCCATGTGACGACGTTAGGCCTGTTGCAGATGCCATAGACACTTTATTCAATCAGGCCCTGGAGAATAGAAACAAAAGGAACATGGGCATGAGGGCTTATGATCCTGATATTTTTAAAGACCCATCGGAGTTAGAGTGGAGGCCGAATGGATTGGCGGCTGGGAGTGCGAGTGTTAAGGGCAAGACACTGGCTCAGGGAATTTACGAGTTCAGGACGGACGAGATTACAGGAACGATAGACATGGTTGCTTTCATGGATTCATACATCGGAAGGAAGAGTGGAATCACACCCGAATCCCAAGGTGTGGCAGATAAGGATCAGAAGGTTGGGATCTATTTCGGATCATTGCAACAAGTAGCGGACAGGCTCGGGCTTTATAATAAATCATATAGGGAATGCTGGGAGGAAGAAGGACTCAGGTACGCCTGGGGATTGAAGGAACACTTGAACGAGAAGATGTTGGTTAAGATGGTTGGAGAGCAGGGGGTCGAATGGAACGAGTTGGTTGAGGGAGAGGCAAAGAAAGCTCCTGACCTCGATATTGAGATTACCGGTGGAGCAGCCGAAGTTGCGGCCAACGAGATGAAGAAAAAAGAGAGAAGCGAATCATTATTATTAATGGTCAAGAGACCAGACTTATCGGCCAGGATCAACCCGGATTGGCTGGTTCAGGAAATTCTGAAGCAGGGATCATGGGAAGATGCCGAGGTTAAAATGGCTATGAGTAAAGAATCAGGGAACTTAGAGATACTCGCTGAGGCGTCGGAGGCTATTCAGCAGATAATGAAAGGAGAAACTCCGAAGATTAATCGTGGAGCCAACACGTCATTCATTCAAAAGATTATGGACTTTGCTGTCGACAAGGATGTTGAAATGGACGTGTATAAAGGACTGATGTCATACGCCCAGGCTCACATTGAGATCGCTATGGGTAATATGAGGAGATCGGCCACGGCTCTGCAGATTCAGAGAGCAGAGCAAGGACCTGAGCAAGGGCAGTCCACCGTGTCGCCAGCAGAGGGGGTCAGGACTCCTGAGCCCACGCCTGGCACTCCGGGTGAGGCGATAGGTAAAGGTCTTGAGAAAAGCAACATGTTAACAGGGCAGTCACCTGCCCCTGCGGTCTAATGCAATACGAAGAGATTTCAAGAAAACTTGGGGAGATAGAAGGGAGATACACATTTGAGGCAGATAAGAAATCAATGGATGTTCTTAGGAGGAAATTAAAGACCGCTTTTGTCAAGAAGGATTTATTACTTAAGCACGACGGGATGAAGATGTTCCTTCAATTTCTGCAGGAACGTGTTGATATTCTCACGAAGCAATTGGCATGGTGGGGAGGAGACGAGGATGATAGAAATCTGGTTGTTCGGGAGAGGATGGTATTTATGGAGATTCTTTCATTCTTTCGGGACGCTGATGTTATAATTAAAAATGCAGAGATAAAAGTTGAAGAG